CTTATCGCGTAAGCGATTTTAAAGATTCTGCTTACATCTTACTTGCTTGTAATTTGCAGTTGAAGGTTGAGCGCGTCAAGTATGCGCGTGAGGGTCGATTCGTTGATGCCTACGCGGCCGCTCTCCATCCGTGCGAGTGTTGGCTGCTTGATTCCAAGTCTCTCGGCCAATTCAGTCTGGGTGATGCCCTGCTCGATTCGTAGATGTCGGAGCATCTCTCCGATGGTCGGCCGTATATGTTTTTTTATTTCTGCTTTCATTTGAAAAATACTATGTCGTTAAGTGTCTCGATTACGTCATCAAGGTTGCTGATGACATCTTCTAATCCATCTATGCTCTCTTGCATCGCTTCGCCTCTCTCGCTCTCCTGGAGTCCTTCTGGCATATTGTCGAATGCCTCTTGCTCTTGCTCCAAAGCGATTTCAAGGTCTTCTTTTGCAAGCGCGATTTTCTCCAAACGCGCTTCGATGAATTGCCTTCTCTGCTTGTTCATTGTCTGACATATATTCTTGTTGATGAAATTTCATCTGATTTCTTTATGCTATAAACTGGAACACCATCAATGCCACCGGCACAAGCCTTCCAATTCCCACGCTTATTCTTATTAGTGAAAATGTCATTGACATACTCAGCGGCCTCGTTGAAATCATTGAAAGCCTCTTTGATTTCATAGTCGATGAGACGTGATTCAGTATCGCTTACTTTTGCAAAATTCTCTTCTACTACATAAAACATCTTCATAGTTTCGATGCCCTTCTGGGACTTGGGGTTTAGTTGTTATTTAATTGCAATCGTTAGGGAATAGTTGTAGAATTTGTTATATACAAGATTGTAAAAATCGCGTAGACGAATGAATTGTGAGCGGGTTAAACCGCCATATCCGTATTTATAATCATCGTAGAGTTGCGACAATTCGTTGGAAAGTTCTGAGCAGGGCATCCCGTCATGGTATGTTTGGTTGGCGGCGTTTTGCAACTGGTCTGCAATAGCATCGTTAAATAAAAATGTGATAGACTCCTTGCGGCCAATTCGGTCGGTAGCGGTGATAGTTGTACGTTTCATAGTTGTAATTGTTTAGGGGTTATTGTTTGTTTTGACGATGCAAAGGTATAGCTATTTAGTTATACTTGCAAATATTTTATAGCTTTTTTATATAAAAATGTATTTCGTATGTTGAATAGCATAATTTTGTGGAAAAACGAGCGTAAAAAGGTTATATAATTGGCAAAAGGTTATATAATTCGGGTGCAGGGTTATATAATTGAGGGTGCAGGGTTATATAATTTGGTTAAAGTGGTCGAATTTGACCACTTTGGCAAGACGAAAAAGGTCTTATAATTGGCAAAAGGTCTTATAATTTTGGGGTAAGGTCTTATAATCGGTTCTAAAAGGTCTTATAATTTGGTGCGCAGGGCCATATAATAGGTTAAAGAATTGGCGAAACACTAACACAAAGCATATAATATGTTAGAGAATCGGCAAAAAACTAACGCAAAGCAGAAGTGGGTTATATAATGGGCAAAAGTATGCAAAGATATACACTAATTGCCAACAATGCAAGAAAAGAAAATAGTCTTTAATTGCCGACAATTAAAGACAATTAAAGACTACTATATCGGGAAGGGATATTAGTGGAGTATTATTGGGATGAAAAAGGCCGCTACCCTCGCGGGCAACGGCCAATCCCAAATGAAAAACCATTCATTCATTCATTACCTAACTAACTAAATCGTTTAATCGTATGTATGAGAAGAAAAAGAAAAGATACTGCAATCGCATACTCCCACCACGCGCGATGCCGTGGCACCTGGCGCACTATCTCTACTGGATAGGGGATGGAGTCTACACGCGCGCGCGTGAGCGTGTCTGTGCGTACAATATATTTATATTGTGTGTGCCACCTATCGACGTAGGCGTATATGGTCTCGCCCTTGACTTCTTGGCGCACCGCCACGGAATCGTGCAAGTAGATACTATCGCGCTGCACCTTGGAGATGTACGTTGTATCGACTCTCACACGCTCCACGATGGCCACGGATGACTTGCAAGCAGAGAGCGAAGCGGCCACGGCTGCTGCGCAAAACCCTTTCAAAAAAACGCTTAACTTAACCATAGGCGCGCTTCAGCTTCTCTGCGTCTTACTAACCCTTGCAATACTGACCGACCCGAATATACCCACCGCTTTAACTCGGCCACGATGGCCGCGTCTGGCTCTCGCGCGATGATCTTCTTTCGCAGCGTGGACGAGAAGAACCGACCCTCTCCCACGTTGAAGATGAACGAGCATAAGCAATCGAATTGGCCTTGTGTGAGTTCGCGCGGTATCTTGCGAACTGCCGATTCTGCGCTCTTCACATCTTCGATGAGAAGCTGCTCGGCTATCTCTGGGGTGATGGTCATCCCCTTGCGCACTCCGCGTGTGTGACCGTAGCCTATTGTCCAGACACCCGCAGGGCATTTGTAGGCGCGTAGGCGCAGACCTTCAGCTGCCTTGATAGCGGTTAATCCTCTATTGCTGATATTCATTGCTTTCTTTTTTAATTGTCAAAGCGGCATCGCCCTTCTCAAACTTGACATCGAGACCCAATTCAACGGCTCGGAATCCGTAGAGTAGAGAGGGGAATAAGAGCAACTCACCCACGGCGGTAAGGACTGAGCCGTCAATTACGCCCATCGGCGGGAGCAAGAATCCCGCGATGATGAGCGCGAGTGACGCGATGAAACATACTGCAAAGGTAATCTTGCAGATGCAGCACCGCTCTTTCATTGTTCTATTCTTGCACATAGTCCTTTTATATTTTTAAGGCCACGGCGGCCAACCGCTTGGCCACCGTCACCCGCTTCATCAGCATCCCTGTCGAGTATCCAATTTTGATTAACCGAAATACATTTATCCTATATTTAGAAATCTCCCCCGAATGGCTATTGCAGCAAGATGCCCCAATGCTTCCCCGCCTCTGTCATTCGGGTGAAGGCCATCTGTTGTATTTAAAGTTGGCGCACTCCAAACATAGGGGTCGCTTTCCGTTCCCGTACCTCCTGAAATGTAGTCAGTAATATAGCTAACCCCACTCTCTGCGAACCAATCAATCAATACCGCACCACAGTATGCTGCGCTTTTTCTTTGTTGCTCGACTATTTTCGTGAACTCGTCGGAATCGCTTATCATATACGATAACTGCGAGTGTGACGTGATGAAGAATTGGGCATTCGGGAAAATAGTGTGTAATTCGTCAATGATGCAACGATATGCACCCGCAAAACATGTCCTATCAACCTCAGACAAAGGTGTTTTTAACGCAACATCTCCCATTTCAACAGCTCCGGATTCGCCGCGCTTGCGATAAGCATTCACAATCTTACGGAATTGTGAATAATAGGTTGCTTCTTTTTCGGTGCTATCAGCTGCGTCATTTTGACCACCTTCAATAATGATGACATTGGGGTACTCAGAGGCATCTGTGTATATTTGCGACTCGCCCGCATCAAGGTCAACACCAGCCATCAAACGTTTCAGTTTCTCGACCTGACACATAAAAGTATTCTTGTTTGTCGAGTTGTCTGATGATATCGGGCGTGATGAGTAAGGGTATGTGGTTCTGTCATTGCTGCCATCTTTGACTTTTGCACTGCTCACCGCGAGATTCACAAGGCTAACTACATTGAGCCACCCCCTCATACTATTTACCCATCTACCTTGCGCAGAATAAGAATCACCGATTATTAGGACGCGAGACTCCATATCCTTCATATACGCAGGAATAGAAGCCATTGATTCCTCAAGTGCCTCTATCCTATTATGACCCGATACCGTATATGTACCGCGAGAAGTCGTACTATATGCCGCAATATATAGTTGGTCAGAATCAAGGGTAATTGTCTTTGACTCACCTGCTGACAATGCGGCCAAGAAAATATAGGTTGACTCATCGCTATACATATATAAGTCTATCGGGTCGGCCGTTAGAGAATCACACTTTATTGTTATGGTCATTCCCTTTTTAAGAAGCAAGCCACGCATCTCAAGTCTGTTCGCAGTTTGAACAAATGTCTTACTATATCCAAGGTATTCTTCTTTGAATTCCTCGAATTCTGCCTCAGATGATTCTAAATCCTCGATTCTGTTGCTTGCTGATACCTTAAACGTACCGCGAATAGATGTGTTGTACACGGCTAAATACAACTTATCATCTTCCAATATGTGAGTAATAGATTCCCCTGCCGCCAAAGAGCCTATCGATGAATAGCTCGACTCGGTGGCATATAACATGATATCCTCACTCCCCGTACCTTGATCCTCGCGTGTAATGGTTATCGTCATACCTTTTTTGAGTAATATCCCACGCATCTCAAGCCTACTTGCCGTTTGTACGAATGTCTTACTATAACCAAGGTATTCTTCCATTGCGAGCCTTATTTCGCTTAAAGACAAAGACGCCGCAACGAAATAATAGTCGTTGTAAGTGCCGGGAGCATTACCGCTCTCCGTCCATCCAAAAGTCGCATACGCAGCGTCTGAGACATCAAACAGGCCTACATAATACCCATTATCAAGTATAAATGATGTGCGTTTGTAGGTTACAATAAGACTGTGGCTTTCGTCCCATAGCGCAAGAGGCGCATTGATCCCGTAGGGAACCCAAGATTTTACATATAAGAAATTTTTTCCCCTTACGTCTACGACTGACCCACCTACAGGTGACACTTGGTCGGCATTAGCGTTGGATGGTTTTGGCAATAGAGCCTTACCGTAGGAGTCTTCCATCATCTTAACCATTGCAGACGCGATGCCGCCGCTCTTCACGAGATTAGTCGCGCCGATTGCTATTGTGTCTGCAATTCCGTTGGCGTAAGTAGCCAACGGCACAAACTGAGTACCATCCCATCCATAATCGGTATAAGAGTTGGTCCCAGGCACTCTATACACCTTGTTTGCCATTCCACTCGCAGGAAGCGCGCCCACGATTACCTCACTATCTATTGGCGTGATGAGATTCCCGATTTCCACTTTGGTGTAAGTATCACTCTTATCAGCCTTAGCATCCAAAGCACTCTTAACCCCTCCACTTGTAACGGGGTTAGTGCTTGAAGCAGTGGGGGTAGAATCAAAAGTCAACGTATCCTGCTTTCCAGCTAATGCAGTATTCATAGCAGCAGGCTGCACAGCAGTAGCACCCGCAGTGGCACCACTCCTTATAGTATCCAAGTCACTGATGACATTCTGCTTCCCACCTAATGCGGAATCCACTTGAGCCTTGGTATAGGTATCGCTCTTGTCGGCCTTTGCGTTAAGGCTCGTTGTGAGTTCTGCGTTGGTAGGCAGAGCCGACAACTTGCCCACAAGCGCGGATGTGATACCCGACTGGATGGCCGCCCATTGCGCAGACGTGAAGGGAGTTGATTCGACCTTGTACTCAAAGAGCCACGCCGTGCCGTTATACTTGTAGCGGTCGTAGTACTCGTTGCCTACGGCGTCCGTCTCAATGACGAAGCCGTAGTCATTGTTGGTCGGATTCTGAACCGCTTGCAACTCGGCCAACGAATTGAACGTGCCTACGAAGTTGGCCGTTGAACTGGATATGGACGAATTGACGAAATTCTTGTCCGCGAGTTGGTTCTGGCTTGATGCTTGAGAGGGGATGACCTCTTCGATGAGTGCGAGCGCACCTTCGATGCTCGTTGCTCTATCGTCTACCTTGCCATCGACATATAACTTAGTAGCAACCTCTTCGCCGTTGACCTTGACATTGGCATTGGGATAGCCGCTATTGCCCGCTTTGATATTGACTCCGTTATTGTCGAGGTCAATTCCACCCGCGATGCCGTTAACGTAGATGTTATTGCCCGATAGATGGACATTGGCTTGGAGATTTGGATTGTTCGCGGCTTTGATGCGGGTCTCTGTATCGGACGCGCTCCCTGCGAGATTCTTGACTGCATCTCCCGCCTGCTCTGCGCCGATATTCTCTCTCGCTTGTTGTTTCTGCGCGGCCGTGAAGGTCTGCGCAGACACCTTGACAAAATCCGCGATGTCGGGTATTACCTCTTGCGCGCCGATATTCTCGCGCGCTTGTGCTTTCTGCGCTTCGTTGGGCGATTGTGGGTTATAGAGGACGGCTTGTTGATCTCCAGGAGCCACCGCTTCGATGATGTCCGCGACCATATCAAATGCATCGCCTACCCTCTCGGCGGTGTTGCCGCCGATTTGTTGTTCTTCCGCGATGAGTTCCGCGCGGGCGCGTAGTTCGTCAATTGTTGCCATATATTTATGCCTTTCCGATAGATTTTATTTTGACCAAGCCGCCACGCGGGGCATTCCCCTTGCAGCAGCTGCCGTTGAGATGGTTGTAGTATTCGACACATTGACCGAAGTAGAATTCGGCCATATTCTGCACATCGCGCCGCGCGTTGGCTCGGTTCTTATCATCCATCCGCGCAGCGTAGGTGTCATCGTGCTGCATATAGCCAGAGCGCGTGACAATGCCGCCGTTGGCTGCAACGAACTTGGCATAGGCCATATAGGCCACCGCCTTTTTAAGCCCCGCGCAGACCTTTGGATTGCAGCCGCATTCGCCGCTATAAGTGCCGCCTATGAAGAGGATGCGCTCGGCATCGGGTATCTCGGAGTCGCGCACCGCCCCGACAAATGTAGTGTACAACTCATAGCCGATGAGCGGGATGATGTCCTTATCCTCGACCTCTCGCACATAGGCAATCACCTCGTCTTGGTCGATATGCTTGGACGTGGGCCGCGCGAGTTGCAGGAACTCGTCAACGCTTATGAGATGCTTTTCATTCATTGTCTTCGATGGTTATATATTTGAGGGGCGCGATGGAGAAATCGCTGAACAAGTCTGCTTTCCAAGACTTGAATATGCGCTCGAACACGCGCTCGATGAATCGTTGTTCGTGTGTAACCTCACCCGCGTAATATTCGTAGGCATCGCGCATCACTTGGCCGCTGAAGCCTAACTTGCCTATGCGGATAGCGTGGAATAACTCTTGATGGAACTGGGCATATATTCGCTCGGTGGTGGTGGAGTCGGTAGTAGCGAAGTCCTTGTCGAAGTTGTGGTGCGGGAACTCCTGGATACGCGGTGCGTCTTCCATATCCTCGACCTCGATGAGCATAAGCTGCCCCGCCTTGACATCGCCTTGGAACTGCGTCAAATCTTCCATCTTGATTCCATCGCGGGTCTCGGCGTATCCGTGTTCGCTCACATCTGGCGCGCCCATCTTGGTAATCATCATTGCGGACACCAAGAAGTTTGAGCGCACGTTGCGGTACTTGACATTGCCAAGCCCCTCATCGGTGGAGATTTCCGTGACGGCAGGATCATAGATTGGTATGGGGTAGTGCATACCGCCCGCCATACTCACCCATAGAATCTGCCCGCGATAATAGTCAATGCCGCCTACCGCTTCCATCTGCGCCTGCACCACCTCTGGGCGTGGGTCGAAGACAGGCCAACGCTTGATATTATCGTTATTGACCGCCACATAGCCGCCTTTGCGCTTCAACTTCCCGCTCCAGTCGGGATGGGTGCAGATATGAGCAACGAATCCGTGGTCATCCTCCTCCTCTAAGCGGCAATGCTCAAAGGGTACTGGCGTTAACTCGGTGATTTCTCCAAGCGCGTTATAGTTGACGTGGATGGCGAATCCCGCATACTTGGTGAGATCGTCAGCGACTGCGTGGAGCAAGTCATCGGCCGTGCGACCTTCCCTGCCTACCACATAGGCTGCGAGATTCTCGTCAGCGAAACCGAAGCCCTCAACGAACTTGCGATAGCGGTCAAGGCATAGCGATGCCGTACCACTCGCGGCCACGATGTCGGAGAGGTGCTGCGGGTATAAGTTATTGTAGCCGTAAGATTGAATGTTGAAGCGGCTAATGTCGGCCACCTCAACTCGCTCTTGCGGCTTTATCGTGTTCTTGACATTCATTGTGCTTTCTTCGCTTTCTTGGCCTTGGCTTTCGGGCGCAGTTCGCCCACGCGCGAGAAGCGAGTGACCATATTGGGGAAGAGAATTAGGTATTCGGCTGCAATCTCATCCGTGAGGTTGGCATTAGTAAAGACTGCGCCGCCGTGGAAGTTTGGCGATGTTAGTACAATGCCATTCTTGAGCCAAAATTTCTTTTCTTTAGCCATCTGATTATTCGATTTGAGTTGCTTATGAATGAGGATGACCGCATCGTGGAAGCAGTTCTGACACGAAGTCACGCGCAATTCCACGCCCATAACGGCCTTATAGAGCGACCTAATGGCCGCTTTATCCTCAAGGGAGTAGGGAGCATCGAATCGCTCCCTTAACCCTTGAAGAATGGTTAGTGCTTCGTCTCGCGTCACTGTGTGTCAGCGGTCAAAGAGTCGTACATCTCCTTAGTAGTAGCAGCCGTGCCAGATACAAGGAACATTCCCGATTTGGGCGCGCCGCTCTCGGTGAGGGTGAGCAGTACACCGCCAAGCGTGTCATCGGAGTTGGCATCGCGTTCGCCCGCACTCGCGCGCATTCCGTTCTGCAAGCCGAAAATCTGATACTCGGCCGTGCCAGAATTACTGGACGCGCCATCGTTTTTCAGCTTGTTACGCAGAATGACAACATTGTCGGAGTTGCTGAGGGCATCTACAATGTCCTTTGCGGTTGTGCTTCCCCAAGTGGGTACAAGCAGCTGCACGGACGATTCCCAGGTGTTGGCATATGTGCCGACCGTGAGCGTCTGGGTTGAGCCGCTGAAGGGCGTTGCGCCCTGTTGGATGCACTTGTAGCCGCGCTTACCGGCCACCAACTGAATCTCCTGCACCTCGTTGGGATTCTGCGAAGAAATCGTGTAGTTCTCGATGTAGGAGCGGGGGATGATTACGCCGTCAGCCTCGAATCCCTTAACGAGCGGAGACGCGCAGTTGGGGATGATGTCGGCGGCCAAGATGGTATCACATACTGAAGCCATAGTCTTTGATTTTTAGAGGTTGTAGAAAAAGACAAGCGGGTGAGGCTCGTTCGCCTCAAGGGCTATCCCCACCCGCTCATCGTGCGTTGTCTGGTTACCAAGCAACTTGCAGTTTCTCGTCATCGAAGACCATCGTGTCAATCTTGCCAGTGGCATAGATGTAGTTGTAGCGGTCTTTCTTGTCGAAGAAGATGTCGAAGTCGCTGAACAAATCCTCTGCGTTAGTACCTACGCCAAGATTGCGGATGGTGGAGTAGACGGCGCGGAAGGGCTTGTTCCAAGCGGCGCCTGTGTTCTCGAACTTGTCAATCATCTGATCCCAGATGCGGACGCGAGCCACGCGGACACCATCATACTCGGCGATGTCGAAGCCCTCGAAGACGGCCTCCCACGGAAGGATAGCGTTGTAGGTCTTCTTGATATCGTAGGCCAGAGCGTCAGCGAGTCGGCCAGTCAAGAGGATGACTCCATCGGGGTCACCCTGCAACTTGGCGGGAGCGTTGAACTTGAGCGTGTCGAGAATGCCAGTAGCTACGCCAGAGCCAAGAATCGCGCTCTTCTGGGTGGCATAGGTGGTCTGAGCGTTAGCGGCAATGGCCGTCAGCTGCGCGGGATTGGCGGTGACGATAGCGGCAAAACGCTTGAAGAAGCCATCGCAAGCCTTGAAGAGTTCGACATCCACGCCATCGGTGATGATACCGCCATCGGTGATGTTTTCTGCATTCTTGTCACCGAAATAGGCGATTCGCCACATCATCACGCGCATAGCCTTTTCAAGAGCGGGGCGAAGGATAACATCCATAAACTCACCGCTTGTGAGGTCTTGGATAGCCGTTCCGGTGTTGAGCGTGTACTCGGCAATGGTGTTCTCAAGGACGGTGTAGCAGATCTTGAGAGCGATGTTCCAATCGCCAAGTTCCCAGGTCTTGCCACTATTAGCGAGTCCTCCGTCCTTGTAGGTGGGGTTACACCCTGCACCCGCTACGCCAACGTCATCCAAATCGCCCCAGAAGCCCGCTTTCTCGCCGTTCTTGACGCGGAGGATGTTAACGTAGTTGCGCAGATTCTCATCGCTCCAGAATTCCTCACGGATGAGGTCGCGGAGCGCAGTTACATCACCAGGGCAGAAGGTGATGTTGGAAAGATAGTTGTTAGCTGCCATTTCTTACGTTGTTGTTAATGGTTGATTACTTGTTCGCTTTCTTCGCGCGGAGTTCCTCCAGTCGCTTCTGCAAGTGCGACTTTTCGCCCTCTTCGGCCTTGACGGCTGCATTGTGGCCTTCCACTACGCGACCATCGGGCTGCGCGGTTGTCTTGATGTTTGCGAGAACCTTGTCGATGCCGCCTGCGACCTTCACGGCGTTGAGGATGCGCATATCCTCTACGCTCTTGGCGTTGGCGGTGGCCTCTTCGGCCTTGGCGTTAGCCTCTTCAAGCTGCTTCTTGAGGTCTTCGTTCTCCTTGCGAAGCCGCTCGATTTCGCTTTCGTCTTCGTTGTCCTCTTCAATCTCGATTTCGGTGATGACACCATTCTCGACTACGATAGTCTTGCCGTCTGGCATCTTGTGAGTGCCATCGGGGGATGCCTTGTCACCTACCTGCGGCTCTCCCTCTTCTCGTTCGATGGTGAGAGTGCCGCCAGTTGACGTTGACAACTCCATTGCAATGGGAGCTGCCTCTTCGACTACCTCTTCAGAGGCAATCAAAGCCTTAATCTTGTCAAGTAGACTCATTTCTTTTGGATTGTGGTTGTTATGTAATGCTGCTTTCGCCGTTGTGGGAGCGATAACGCCAGAGATAAAGCCAAGCCTTTGCGCTTCGTCCGTGGTCATCCACTTGCCCTCATCCATTATCGCTTGCAACTCTTCGCGCGTGGCGTTGGTGCGCTCGACATAGAGGTCGAGCATCTTGTCTTGCTCTGCCTGCATCTGGTCGGCCATAGAGCGCAGTTCGTCCGCGTTGAGTTGTCCGTCTACGAATGGGATATAGGGATTGTGGATGAGCAGCGAAGCGTGAGGGCGCGCTTTCCTTCGCTCGATGGGAGCGGCGCAGAGGATGATAGTTGCCATTGACGCGCATTCACCATCTATGGTCGCTGATATCTCTTTGCCAGAGGCTCGAAGTGCGTCATATATCGTCCATCCTTCGCGGACATCGCCGCCCCTGCAATTGAGCGCGAGTTCTATCTTGCCATCGTCAGCAGGGATGGAAGCGAGAAATTCATCAACATCCTTGTACGACACGCTATCATCTGCGCCGCCGAAGAAAAATTGAGTGAACATCTGCTCATCCTTGCTAACGATATCGCCATATATTCGTAATGTTGCCATAAGTTTTGACTTTCTTTGCCACAAAAATACGATTTTTCGGTACGTTAGAACCATTTGCAAGTCGGCAAGCCGCTAACATTCGGCCGTTAGTGCGCCACTTTTGGCCGCTTTTCGGGGCTATATTGGCAAAAGATTGGCGATTTGTGACCATATTTAATGCGATTCGGCCATTTTTTCGGCTTGTTTTTGCCCACTTTTCAAAAATAATGGTTACCTTTGTAGCGCGTTGAGATAACGCACCCCGAAACTTAAACTTTCTCATTTCCCCCGCCAAGCGTGGCGGGGGATTTTCCAGGCTCCTCAATCCATATCAAATAATTGTTATCTTTTTTTGTCGGGATTTGCGGCCTCTTGTACCGGCCAAAGAGGCTGCACCCGACTGCCAAGAATACTTTCTCACTTTACCATACCCCCTCCTTTTCCATCTTTATTCAGCTCTACCAAAGCGGCCCTGCCCATCGCGGTGGGGCTTTTTTGTACTTGTGAAAACGCGATATCCAGATTTAATGCCTATCTTTGCACCGATGAAACAATCTGGAAGGGTATAGCATCCTTGACGTGAGTCGTTGGTTTGTATATGGGCATACGCTCGGCCTTTCTGATTCAGTAAAGCTGTTCAACACCCCGCTACAATCGTGGCGGGGCTTTTTGTTATCAAAGAAAAAGCCGCTATCCTCACGGACGGCGGCCAAAACAAAACTTACCTAAAAAACAGATGAGAAACCAAAATAACACCTATAAACAAACACTTTCTTTCATTTTCTTGACGCACCGATATACGCTCATCTCTGATATATCGTGCTTGACGGCCAACTCGGCCACGATGGCCGTAACCTTTACACCCTGCGCCTTGAGGCTTTCATATTCCTCATAGATAGGCAGCTTTGGGATATCTTCAGCCGTCACCCCGCCACGCTGCGCTGCAAGCAGGGTGGACGATAATACCTTGATGAGTTCGTATCTTGTCATTGCGTGACTGGTGCTTCGGCCATTGATTCGATAACGTTAACTCTCGACGATACATCGTTAATCTCCTGCACGCTCACGACCGGCGCGGGCATCTCACGGATGGCAGAGGCAAGCGCACTTGCCATCATCTCCATCCCTTCGCCCTCTCCGCTCTGGGTCGTGTAGATCGTGGCCGTGGGCTGAATAGGCACGCCACCGCCTATCTGGTTCATCGTGGAGAGCATCGGCGCAAACATAGCAGTTGCAGCAGCCGTCATCACGCTCTCGCCATTTGATAACTGAGCCGCTATCGAGTCGCTCTTGCTTGTGCCAGTACCGCTCACGTTGCCGCCACCTTCAGCGACACCGCCATCCGCGAACTTGGCTGAATTGATGGTCTTAATGGCCGTTGTGATATTGGCCATAACGGTTGCTATCGTGGTGGCCACGGCTGCGATGTTGCCTGGGAAGGGCGTTGCCATTGCGGATGCCACACCCGCGCTGATGGCCTTGCCGGTGTTGATTGCCACCTCTGCGAGTGCCAGAACCTTCGATGCTACGGCAGCGGCTTTGTTTTCATCACCGAATGCGTCCATAATGGACGATATGCCACCGAATACGGCCTGTGCCACTTGGTAGCGCGATTGCTCGACCTTGTTATTCTGCTCAACGAGTTTTTTATTCTCCTCGTTGTATTGCTTCTGAATCTCAAGTTTTCGCTGCGCGAACTCCTGCTCGCTCTCGCCCTCGACTTGGTGGAGTGCTTCCAGTTCTTGCCGCTTTTGCTCGACCCTTAACTCTTGCTGCGCTACCGCGTTGGCTGACTCCTGGGCGATGCGTTGCTCGAAGTCCTTTTGGAGTGCTGCGAGTTCCTCTTGGTTGGCCGCGATGCGAAGCTGAGTTCGTTGTTGTTCGTAGGACTGGGCGATAAGGGTTAGCCGCTCTTGCTTCTGCTCCTCGGTCAACTCGGACTGCTCAATCTCCATCGTGGCTGCGTCTTGTTGTTGCTGCAACAAGGCCATCCGCGCGTTGAATTGCTCCTCACTACCCTTGCGGGTTGTCTCGATGATGAGTTGCAACCTTTCCTCTTCAGCCTTGACCGCCTTTTCAATGGCTTCTCTCGATGCTTGCGCGTCCAATTCCGCAATCTTGATATTGCGTTGCTGAACGAGTGAAATAATGGTTGTGTTGATTTCTTCTCGCGCTCTCTCTGTGAGGTTTTTCTCAGTTGATAGGGCCTTTTTTAAGTCTTCGATTTGTCTGTCATATTGTAATCTCAACGTTTCCCTCTCTCTCTCGCGCGTATCTTTTATTAACGCAACCAGAGCATTCTCGGATTCGCGGATTGCCTTTATTTCTCGTTCGCGCTCTGCGATTGCTTTTTGGCTTGCCTTTTCGGCTGCATCTCCCCTTGACTTGGCGGCTGCCTCACCTTTCTTTTCTTCTGCTGCAATCTGGGCAAGTAATCGGCTTTCCCTTTGTTTTAGTGACGTTTGCAAAGCCTCGCGTTGTTGCTGCGCCTGGTAATATGCCGCCTCTTTTGCCGCTAATTCATCATTCGTCTTTGAGTCATTCTTACTGATAGATGCACGTTGATTGGCGAGTTTCAGCTCGCGGGCGGCGAGTTTCTCCGCGTCATCCGCTCTCGCTTGCTCTATCTTCGTGGCTTCGCGCAGGAATGCCAGACGTTCCTTTGCGGTATAGTTAACCTTATCATACGCTTTCGTGAGTAGCCTTTGCGCTTCAAGGGATGCTTTAGCGTCCGCGACCTCTTCCTTTCGCCTATCATTGCGAATCGCTTGCGCCTCCTTCTCCATTGCAACACTTTCTGCCATCTCATCGTTAAGGTCTCGCATCGCATCGCCTAATAGGGGGACTTTCTCTAACATTCGGCTAACCCACCCAAGCATCGCGCCGCCAGCCTCAACGACAGACAGAATGCGAGCAGCCAATTGTTGCATTGTATTAGATAGCAACTCAAATATTCTCCCGATAGGTGCGGTTACCGTCTTCCACCTATCCATATTCTCCTCGTTGTTTTTGATAGCGTCTGAGACCAATTTAAACGCTACCGCTATCCCTGCAATAGCAGCCACGATGGGATTAACCAATAACGCGAGTAGTTGCTTGCCGAAATCTGCCACGGCTGCACCCGCCATCTTGATTCCGTTGGCTACACCGCCACTCATCGCATCGCGTATCATTTGAAGCTGCTGAAACCACTTGCTCTGAGTGCCAAGCGTGTTTTTAATTGCATTCTCATAGTTGCCAACGTTGCGATAGTATCGTTGGGTTGCCTCTTCAGCTTCCTTGATTTGGGTAGTGGTAGAGTTGATGGCTTCGCGTAGTTCCTTGCCACGTTGGCCGCTCTCCCTCTCGCTCTTGGAAAGGGAATCGTATTCCTTGGTCAAGTTGGATAGTTGCGCGCGTAGTTGCTTGAGTGAGCCATCTTGCGCCTCTTGTACCTTGATGTTGTTTTGGATTTCTTTGTTCAAGGTGCGAATCTCGCCGTTGTAGACGTTGATTTGATTCTTGGCAATGGCTACGCCCTCGGCATACTCTTTTGCCGATATCGTGCCTTGCTCTTGCGCTTCATCCAGTTTTTCAAGCTGCGCATTGCATTCGGCAATTTTCTGCTTGTATTCCTCGATGCCACGGACGGCATCGCTATAATTGACTCGAATGTTTAATATCTGTTCTTGCTCGTCTGCCATAGTCTAATATTCAACTGGGATTCTTAACATTTTACATTTGGCAATGCCCTTACTATATTGCAGCGATATGATGGCGAACTTGCCGCCAAGTTGCTCAAAGTAGTAGGTTTCCGATAGGTCAAGCGCGATGATCTCGGCCGCGTTCATCCGCACATCGACATCCACGATGCGGGGGTTACGCATAATGGCCGCGAATGCCTTGTACCTATTATCCACGACTGACGAGAAGTCCATCGCCGCGAAGTCTGCCGCCATAAGGCTGATTCCCGCGAAGGTATCGACTGCCTCCTTGATGTAGAAGATGCAGGGTTTCGGCTGCTTATACTCCCACACTTGGCCATCGAAGTTCTCGCCAGTATCATCGACCAAGGTCGTATTCTTGCGCTCGAAGTAGGGATAGTAGGCATTCTGGCCGACTGCGAACTGGCTTTTAAACCAGTCGCGGTCTTGCTCGATGGTATCATCATCAACCGCCATACTGCCATCGTTGCCGCCATCTGCCCATCGAAGGTGATTGGCCTGCGCCCAACCGCTCGCCTTGTAGGCTACCGAATAGCCTGCGACCTTGTAAGACCAGTCTATCGGTGCGGACGAGAATAGCGATTCGTAGGTGTAAAACCTAATTATGCTCTCGCTGACGGCCACGGGGAATGTACCGCTTATGGCGGCAAGCGTGGCGATGTAGTCGATAATCTTAACGGCAGGGAGAGATTGGATGACATTGTAGTATGCCCCGACAATAGGCACGGCGTCGTTGGTCATCCCTATCTCGATATAGGTCGGCTGCGCAATGCCGAATGCCAACGCGCCAACGAGACGGATGTAGTATTTCTTTCCCGCTTGTACTTGCAGATTGCCGTCCACGGACATCATCGTGCCGCCGCTCACGCTGACAAGCGGCGCGGAGTAGCCACCGACAACATTATCTGAATCATCGACTATCTGGAGCGTGATGTCTGACGATTGACCGCTGATGCTTGTGAAGATGAGGCCAACGAAGACGGAAGCCTTGAAGGTGGCCATCGCCGTGAAGCCCGAAACGTTCTCATTGCCGAAGAACTTGATGAACTGCTCTTGTTGGCTTCCCCATATCTTCGTGCCAAAGACCTCATAAGCCTTGTAGATGGTTGTGTAGCCAGTCGTATTGCGGTCGCTTGTGACGAGTAGATTCGCACCGCCTTGTGCTGTCGATGGTAGGCCAAGGAGCAACGCGCCGCCGTTGCCGGTCATAACACCGCCACTCGCCAGGACAAAGGAGTTTACCGCGCTTGGCTCATCCTGGAAATCGAACAACCCGCCCATCTGCGAGTTGATGAGCGAGAGGATGTACGATGACTTGACGG